CCAAACGTTGGGATTCTTCAGAATATTCGCTAGAATAAAGTCTTTAGCTTCCTTTCGTTTTGATAGTTTATAGAAAAAGAATTTATCTTTTCTATTTTCGAATCCGTCTACAGTAAGTCGCATCTTACCACCATACTTGACAAAATCATATGATGATGTAAAATGCTTCTTGATTGCCATGTAGTAGCTGTACAGTTCAAATGCCTCTCGCGTAGAGTAAACAGATGATGTCATACTGGCAGCCTTGCTAATTTTTCGACCATGTTTAAGTCTTCTGCTTCTTTGTAAATCTTAGCTTTAAGCAGAGGAGACTTACGAATGATCTCTCCAACTACCTCTATCTCAAGCTCGTTCTTCAAAGCATAGTCAACAACAGCATCTATATAGGGTACTCCAAGTTTAATCTGGTCAGCTATCTCTTCAACTATTCGTTGAGTGCTAAGTCTGCCCAGCGCCTTGTCTTTCAATTCTTCTTTAGTGATGACTATTCTCCTATTGAGATACTGTTTCGATTAAAGCTTCTATGTCTTCAAGTTCAGACACTAGCTCAGACATATTTTGGTTGTGATATATACGAGCCATTTTGCCCAGATACTTTTTAGGAATATCAACTTCATCAGCAAGTGCCGCAATCGCTTCTTTCACAAACGTGCGTTCAGCTTCCTGTCTCAAATATGAGTTAGAAATTTCGTCCATACAGTCTTTGATTCTTTTTCGATCTTCTACAGATGAGGGAATAATAATGTTTGTCATAGTATAGTCCTTTCAATAATATAAAAAGCCCGTTTATATCGTTGTGATAAAGGTGGGCTAGTCCTGGCGTTTTAGAGTGTTTTTCTCTGGCATGCCATGCTCCTCCTATAGTGACTATCGTTGTGATAGTCGGTGTTGGCTCGTTCTGTTGCTAGGTGACTGCCAGACCCCGGTTAACTATGCCGCTAGGGCATAATCACCATGTGCAAAATCATCGTTTGCGTTTATAGCTTTGCTTCTTGATTACAGTCTTCCGCATTGACTGATTCTCCACATAATCTCAGTTGCTTGTCGAAACCTAATATATCCCCCATAAACGCACTACTTTCGGCTCTCACTTCCCTGCCTAGCACTGCAATCATAGTGCGCTTATGGTGGAGATATCGGGATTCGAACCCGAGTCCAAACTTCTTACTTTATGCTTCTACGAATATCGTTATTTATACTATCGCTTCTTTTCGATTCTAGCTTGAGCATTGATTTGAGGAACTTTATCTCCTGTGTATGCCCATACTAAAATTATTGCGATTACTATAAATGTAATCATGCTTCTTTATCTAAATTCCAAACACACTTGTTTAACTTCTTGCGGTTACGTTTAACTCGCTCTTTGAGTTGATCTACTCTTAGAGCTAACAGCCAGCTATCACCGCGCTTCTCTGCGTCATAAAATACAGATGCTGTAAACATAATCATAAAGATAATACCGAAATGGGCAACTAAGCTGACACCCATATAGATGACACTGCTGACATATAAGCCAAATGCAATACACCACAACCAAGCTAAGACAGTCATGATCCACATTCTAGAGACTGGATCAGGGATATGTCTCAATGGATTCTTATTATGGTCCATCACAGAATTGTACATATCATATAAACTTAAAAGAAAAAGTTTCATAATTCACCTCTAATTAAAATTTCATACAGTATAGCATTAATTATGCGTTGTGTCAAGTAAAGTATTGGTCGGGAATGAAGGACTTGAACCTTCGACCCCCTGCTCCCAAAGCAGGTGCTCTACCAGGCTGAGCTAATTCCCGGATTACATTATAGCGCATTTTATCTCTTTTGTCAAGACATAAAAAAGGCGCAGAAGCTAAACCTCTACGCCTATCATTAGTCACCTAATCTTAGAAAGAGTATTTAACTTTAGTTTCTAGCTTATGTTCCCAGCTATCAGTGTTGAAGCTTTCAAGATTACCTTCAACAGTAAATTTGCCTACAGACTTGCTGATACCGATTTCTACTGATTCACCAGAATCAAAGTCTAAGCCTTCACCGAATTTACCAACTTCTACATAAAGATCGCCAACATCTAGACCAATTCGTAAATCGCCTATAGTGTCATCAAGTGATCCAAGGTTGTCGAACTTGTTAAAAGTCAAGTCGTTTTCGTAAACAACATAAGGACCTGCAAATGATGCTACAGACACAAACATTGCGATTAATGTAGCAAGGGTTAATTTTAAGTTTCTCATATTACTTTCTCCGTATACGTTATGTAACATTAAAGCACACTTTTTTCAGTGTGTAGGTTTATATATGTCACTATATCGGATTTTCAACGACTATTCGTGTGTACTATTTCACACTAATAATTGTCTAAGCATATGTACCCTTTCTCTAAAATCGAATCAAAACAGGCTTTTGCTAGTTTTTCATTCAAAGTGACTATGTATTTGAAGCCACTTTCAGTATTTTTGACAGTCCAGTAGTCTGATCCATCGTTTTCGGTCTTTTCTATGACGACTGTCAATGTTTGCCCCATCTCTGTATTGTTTCGTTAATGAAATCTACAAAATCGTGACCGTCTCCTATGAGCCAGCCATCAAGTACGATTTGCGGAAATGTTTTCGCGTCAGGAGCTATTTGGTGTAACTCTCTTAAATCATAATCTTCATTTAGTATTAAATATTCAACATCGAATCCATGCGACTCAGCGATCATTCTAGTTGTGATGCAATCACTATCAAGTGGTAATCCATATATCGTGATCATTGATGCCATGGCAATCGAATCAGGTATATATCGTTGAGCGTTGTCAGGAATCATTTCAGATCACTCGCAGATACCTTGTACGGTACTCCACTTACGCGAACTTTCTCTGCTGGTTGTTCTGGGGCAAAAGCATACACTGTGGCTTCACAATTACTACATTTTAAAACTACCTTAGATCCTTTGTCCTCTGTAACTTCTAACTTATTTGCACAGTAGTAACAGATCATATAGTCTCCTTATGTTAGTTCTGGAAATAGGCACTTCCCAACAAAATCTTTTACATCATCTGGGTCAAGGCCTAGCGATATCATCGTCTTCGGAGTATGTGGATTCTGCTTTTGGTAATAAGCATATCTGTTCTGAAAGAACTTACCAGCATCTTCTTTAGACTTATAGTTGTACTTGCCTATATTCTCTAGGTAGTACGTCAACACTTCATCTACAACGGTTGATATTTGATCAATCTCTGCTTGCTCTTTGACCATGCCAGCGGCAATCATTCCGTCACTAAAAATCTGTTTTGCCCAATCGGGCAGTTCTCGTTCTCTCTTCCAATCTAGCTTAGAAGAATACTCTTTGAAACCTTTGATCATTTCGTGATCAGCTACGCTTGTAGCAGAAACATCACAAAAGGCTCCAGTCATCTTGTTTGGTCCAGCGATAACATCAAAGCCAAATACTGGTCCGTTGCTATGTACATGAGGAAAAACGCAAACGTGCATCATGTAAAGCTTACGTTCTTCTCTCATATCCACGACATCTACATGGGCTCTGCGATAGTCTTCACACTGCCATACTCGGTTCACCCAGCCAGGCTGATTGAACTTATCCATACCAGGCTCATCGATCTCTTCTCCAGTTGCTTCAAGTTTAGAGATGATACTATCTTGTATAGATACTAAACTATCCCAGATTGCGCTCATAGCATTTCAATAATGATATATGCGATTAAAGCACCCCATAAGCCACCATTTAACCAAGTTAGTTGTCGTTCTACTCTATTACCAGCTTCATCAAACTTATCAAAACTTTTATTTAAGCTCTCATAAGCTTCATGTAATTTTTTCTCAGAATCTCTCATTCGATAATTCTCCAAATAATTTAATTGCAAATTCAAAACATCGATTGGCTTCATCAGCCATAGAATCGTCTAACATAGCACGAACTTTGGTCTTTAACGCTTCTTTATCGTTAAACTTGTACATCTGGCCTTTGCCAGGTATCTTCTTCGCTATCATCGCACCACCGTACATATCTCCAAAGTGTCTCACATACATATGCGGCAATAGCTTATCATAATTTTCTTGGCAATACTCAACATAATCGACAGTTGCGTTCGTTATCATCAGATCACAATATCCGCAATCCCATTCAACTTGTTCAAGCTCGTTTATGTCTTCTCTTATCTTATCTGCTCTAGCTATTTCAGAGATTCCTAGTTCGTCTAAGGGTAGTTTAGACTCTAAAGCTAGATAACAATAATATTGGTTGTACAGGTATTTGTAGTACAAATAACAATCAATCGATCCACTCATTAAGACTTTCGCAAAGTCTTTTCGTTCAGCAGATTTATGATTCTCCCAGGTAAGCTCTTTCAAATTCAAAGTAATTCTCCATTCTTAAGACAATATTATAGCACAGGATTAGTTGGTTGTCAACTATTATCTATCCCATTCAGCGTTTGGTGGAACGTACTGTGCTATTTTTCGTTTGACATCTGAACTAACGTCCTTCAGTGATTGGACTGGTTTGCCAGATCGTTTGATATAAAAATAATTCGCATCTTTAACATATGAACCACCACGCTTACTTTTCACTAATGTAGAATCAACTCCTATCTTATTGAAAGCAAATACAATGTCACCGTCCATATATTTTTTGAGCTTTTTACCCATATTGACGATATCTAGCATCGTCTGAGAGGCACCCCTGTGGGTGTTAACTAGAATCTCAACTGGAACTACTCGTCCTCGTTCTGGATCAAGATTCTGTTTTTTCGCGATTTCAATATCGTTTACTACCCATACGATATGGATATTCTTTTTACTATATCCTAGGGCTTCAACATCTCTACCGATATTCTGTAATTTTCGCAAGTCTTTGAGTGTTACGTCAAAGATGATATTTGGTTTTCTTTCTGCTGGAGCTAAGAGGGCTGAACGGTAAAATGCTTTCTTTCTCGCACTATCTAACTCCAAATAGTCACCTATAATGCTATGTAACTTAGATACGTTGTCAGGATTACTTAGATTAGCGGCTAAATCTTTTAAGTCGATACCCATCTCATCTTTGATCTTTTTGATGATCGTTGGTGTTCTTGATGCTAACGACTTAAGGTCATCTGGGTCAAAGATATAACCTTCTAAGCCAAGTAAGTTATCTTTAACAAAGCCCTTTCCTGACCCTGCGCCCCCAGCCATAATGACAACATTACCAAATTTAGGATATGCTTTACCGCCAAGAGTGATCAGTTTTTCAATAAGTTCGTTATAATCTTCTTTTAAGAAGCTACTAAATCTTAACACCTGAAGTTCCTATTTTTATTATACAATAGAGTTATTTATAAAATATGTGTGACTCAATACGGCTGGTACGCTCATAACTGCTTGCCCAGTACGGATTGACGTATGATGCGTGATACATGACTGCACCATCTGTGATATCTTTCTCTGCTCCATATCTATTCACAATCTCTTCACTAAGCTCAAA